TTGCTGGTTATAAGGGTTCTTCACCTTACGACGCAGGTCTGTTCTATTGCCCTTACGTCCCTCTTCAGATGGTTCGTGCAGTTGGAGAGAACACCTTCCAGCCTAAAATCGGATTCAAGACTCGTTACGGTTTGGTTTCTAACCCCTTCGCAGAAGGAACTACTGAAAGTTTGGGAAGACTCCAAACCAATAGTAACACTTACTACAGAAGAGTCAAGGTTCAAAACCTCATGTGATATTTGCCTACGGGCATTCACACTCACAGACCTCCTCCGGGGGGTCTTTTTTTATCTAAATACAAATAAAAAACAATGGCATCTGAGTTTGGAAACCAAATAGAGAATAGAAATTTTCTATCGCCTGTTGGGTTTAATTTTACATTAGCAAATTACCAAAAAGTTTCTTTCTTTTCTAATTCTGCAGCAATTCCCGAAATTATACTTGGAAATGCTATTCAACCAACATATTTGAAAAATTTAGATGTTCCAGGAGATATTTTAACTTATGATGATTTTACGTTAAGATTTTTAGTTGATGAGAGTCTTGAAAATTACATGTTAATTCATAACTGGTTGACTGGTCTCGGATTTCCGGAGTCACCACAACAGTTTAAGAATTTAATTAAGAATGATAATGATATAAAAGATTATAAAGAACAATATACTGATGGTAGTTTATCTATTTTAAATAGCAATTATAATACTGTTGCTATTGTCAAATTCAGAGACTTGTATCCGGTATCATTAACATCATTAGACTTTGAAGCTGGAGAATCTGATATAAACTACTTTACAGCATCGGTAACATTCAAGTATACTATATACGAAGTATTTGCTGCTGATAACAGAACACCCTTATGAACCTTGATCAAATTCAGGAGATGTGGGAAAAGGATTCTCAAATCGACCCTGATAATCTACATGATGAATCATTAAAAATTCCACAACTTCATTCAAAATATTATACTCTATATAATACCATCACTCTTTTAAGAGAGAAAGCAAGAGGAACTTATAACCGTGTAAGATTAGAAAGATATAATTACTACACAGGAAAGGCAACAGCAGAGGTTTATGCTGAAGAACCATTTCCGTATAAGGTTAGAGATAAAGAGGCATTACAGAGGTATCTGGATGCCGATGAGAAGTTAATTGCCATTGATTTGAAAGTTCGTTATTACGATGTAATGCTCAAGTTCTTGGAAGAGATTATCAAAACAGTTTCGAATAGAACTTTCCAAATTAAGAACTCAATAGACTGGCACAAATTCCAAGCAGGTTTTAACTAATGGACGACGACTATTACTCTATAGAACTAAATATCAGAGGAATTAGACTTATTCATGAAGGACTTCGACAAGCAGTTCAAAAATGGTCGGGTGGGGATCCAGAAGAACAAGAGAATTTAATTGCGATGAGAGATAATTTTTATAGGCTTATCTTAGAACATCAGTTTGACAACACGAACTAAATACTCATAGGTGAACCTATGAGTTATGTCTCATTTGATTATATCAAAAAAGAATGAAGTATATTTACAGGTTAAGGCAGAACCTCATGTATACTACGAATTATCAGACCAGTTTACCTTTGAGGTTCCTGGTGCAAAGTTTATGTCCTCGTATCGTAGTAAATACTGGGATGGAAAGATAAGATTATTTAATACCCAGACTGGAGAGATTTATGTTGGGTTGTTAGATAAGGTTACAAAGTTTTGTGATGACCACGGATATACTTATGAGTTTGTAGATAATAAGTATTATGGTCTTCCTTTTGAGACGAATGATTTTATCTCAAAGGAAGGTGTGAAAGATTATATGAATGCTATTTGTAAGTATTCTCCGAGAGATTACCAAGTTGAGGGAGTATACGACGCCTTAAAACATAATAGAAAGTTGTTGATATCCCCAACTGCTTCTGGAAAGTCTCTGATGATATATTCTCTTGTGAGATATTACGTTGAGAAGAAACAAAATATTCTGATAGTCGTTCCGACGACTTCGCTAGTAGAGCAGATGTATAAAGATTTTGCAGACTATGGTTGGGATGTAGGTTCATATTGCCACAAGATCTATGCGGGAAAAGAAAGAGAAACAGATTCTCAGGTTATTATTACTACCTGGCAGTCTATCTACAAACTTCCCCGTAAATACTTTTCTAGATTTAATGTAGTTATCGGAGACGAAGCACACCAGTTTAAATCAAAGTCATTAATATCTATAATGTCTAAACTTGCTGATGCAAAATATCGTTTTGGTTTTACTGGAACACTTGACGGAACACAAACACATAAATGGGTTCTTGAGGGATTGTTTGGTGCCTCGTACAAAATCATTCGTACCGAAGAGTTGATGACGAAAGGATATGTTGCTAAATTGGATATCAATGTACTTCTACTGAAGCACCCAGCACATAAATTCGAAAACTTTGAAGAAGAAGTTCAGTATATTATCAATCATGAACGTAGAAATAAGTTCATAAGAAATCTTGCATTAGATCTCAAAGGTAATACTTTAATTCTTTTTGCAAGAGTTGAGGGTCATGGTGAACCACTATATCATATGATAAATAATAATACGGTTGATGAAAGACAAGTATTTTTTGTCCATGGTGGAGTAGATACTAAGGATCGAGAACAAGTAAGAGAGATTACTGAAAAAGAAAATAACGCAATTATTGTTGCATCATACGGAACATTCAGTACAGGAATCAATATCAAGAATCTACATAATGTCATTTTTGCTTCTCCATCCAAATCTAGAATTCGAAATCTCCAGTCTATTGGAAGGGTGCTTAGGAAAGGTAATAACAAAACCAAGGCAACTCTCTATGACATTGCTGACGACATATCCTACAAATCCAGGAGGAACTATACACTTAATCATCTAATCGAAAGAATTAAAGTTTATAACGAAGAAAATTTTAATTACGATATTGTAAACATACCATTAAAGAATTAATATGGGAGATGAATTTTACGCAATAATAAAACTAGTATCTGGAGAAGAAATATTATCTTTAGTTTGTCCTGATGAAAATGATGGTGATGCTGTATTAATTTTACAGAATCCCATTACTATGAAGATGTTAGAAACTCCTCATGGTATTCATGTCAAAGTAAAGTCGTGGATGGAATTAGCATCTGATAATTTTTTTATTATAAGACCTGATAAAATTCTTACCATGACAGAAACTCATGATGAAAGAATGATTGAGATATATACTAACTATCTTGAAGATGAAGATGATATGGATGTTTATAAACCTCAGTCTTCCTCTAATGAAAAACCTAAAGGTATTGTTAAACCTTCTAGAAAGATGGGATACTTATCTTCGGTAGAAGAAGCAAGAAAGTCTCTAGAGAATATCTTTAAACTTGAAGATACTAAAGAAAGCTAAGCCCTCCTCTTTAACCCTAACAAAGGTATTCTACTGATAATCGAGGGTTCTGTCAAGCCCCCTTAAAAGTGTGGTATAATTAATATAACTTATACTTTAAAGAGTAATGGATTATGCCCAAAAAGAAATCTGAACACTATGTAAATAATAAAGAATTGTTAGAGGCAATGATTGTCTATCGAACCAAGGTAGAAAAGTCATATATGAAGACTTTCAATAAAGACCTCACTGAGTTTCCGAAACAGGAAAGAGGAAAGAGATGGGAAGGTAAACCACGTATTCCAAACTATCTTGGTGAGTGTTTTCTTAAGATTGCGACACACCTCTCGTACAAACCCAACTTTGTGAATTACATGTTCCGTGAAGATATGATTTCTGATGGGATAGAAAATTGCGTCCAATACATTCATAATTTCGATCCAGCAAGGTCTACGAATCCTTTCGCATACTTTACACAGATTATTCATTATGCCTTCCTGAGACGCATTCAGAAGGAGAAGAAGCAGTTGGAAATAAAGACCAAGATTATTGAGAAGACTGGATTTGATGAAGTAATGGTTATTGACGATAGCTTGCTTTCTGGACACAGTTCAGAGTATAACTCTATTAAAGATGCAATTCAATATAAGAACCGTTAAATAATATTATTTTATAAATAGTAATAGTATTATACTCTTATGATGAATACCTTTATCGGAAACCCTTGTAGAAAGTGTGGTAACACTGAGAGATATCTCTCTGGTAAAAAACCCTGTGTAAAGTGTGTAAAAGAAAACTCACAACGCAGGTTTAAAAACGGAGACACTAAAAAGTGGGTCCAAGAAAATAAGGATAAAGTATATGCGAGAAATAATAAGAATTATCATTCGTTAACTAAGGAGCAAAAAATCTTAAGGAATAGAAAACAGCAACTATCTCTCTATGGATTGACCTTAGAAGACTATGATACTATGCTTGTCGAGCAAAATAACTCCTGCGCCATATGTAATAGAACTGTGGAGGGCAATCTATTCGTAGACCACGACCATAAAACTGATGGGGTAAGAGGATTGCTCTGTAACTCGTGTAACTTGGG